ATGAGATCGGGCGCCGCCTGGCTCGCCTCCGCGAAGCCGGAGGAGGTTGACGAGTTCCTGTCGGGCCTGAGCGACAATGCGTTGCTGGCCTTGCCGTGGGTGTTCGACTTCTGGGCGTTGCCGCATCAGGTCGCCCCCGAGGGTGCCTGGAAAAGCTGGGTGATCATGGGCGGGCGCGGCGCGGGCAAGACCCGGGCCGGGGCGGAATGGGTGCGCGGGCAGGTGGAAGGCGCGCGGCCTTTGGATGCCGGACGGGCACAGCATGTGGCGCTGGTGGGCGAGACCTTCGATCAGGCGCGCGAGGTGATGGTGTTTGGCGAAAGTGGCATTCTGGCATGCTCGCCGCCCGACCGGCGCCCGGACTGGGAGGCGGGGCGCAAGCGGTTGGTGTGGCCCAACGGCGCGGTGGCGCAGATATTTTCGGCGCATGATCCGGAAAGCCTGCGCGGGCCGCAGTTTGATGCCGCCTGGGTGGACGAGCTGGCAAAATGGAAATACGCCGAAGAAACGTGGGACATGTTGCAGTTTGCGCTGCGGCTGGGCGAGCACCCCCAGCAGGTTGTTACCACCACGCCGCGCAATGTACGGGTTTTGAAGACCATTCTGGCCAACCCATCGACGGTGATGACCCATGCCCCCACCGAGGCGAACCGCGCCTATCTGGCGGCCTCGTTTTTGCATGAGGTGCAGGCGCGCTATGCAGGCACACGGCAAGGGCAGCAAGAGTTGGAGGGGCTGCTTTTGGAGGATGTCGAGGGCGCGCTCTGGTCAACCGCAGCGATCGAGGCGCTACGGGTGGACAAGGCGCCGGAGCTTGACCGGATCGTGGTGGCTGTGGATCCGGCCGTGACCTCGGGCAAGGCTTCGGATGAATGCGGCATCGTGGTGGTGGGGGCGGTAACGCAAGGGCCGCCGCAGACCTGGCGCGCCTATGTGCTGGAAGACGCGAGTGTGCGGGGTGCGACGCCCATGCAGTGGGCAACCGCCGCAATTGCCGCGATGGAGCGACATGGCGCCGAGCGGTTGGTGGCGGAAGTCAACCAGGGCGGCGATCTGGTGGGAACGGTGCTGCGGTCGGCCAACCCGCTGGTGCCGTTTCGCGCATTTCGCGCCGGGCGCGGCAAGGGGCTGCGGGCGGAGCCGGTGGCGGCGCTATACGAGCAGGGGAAGGTGCGGCACCTGCGGGGCTTGGGCAAGCTTGAAGACCAGATGTGCCAGATGACGGCGCAGGGATTCAAGGGCCGGGGCAGCCCGGACCGGGTGGATGCGCTGGTCTGGGCGCTTTACGAGCTGATGCTGGAGCCTGCGGCACATTACACCAATCCGCGGGTGCGCGGGTTGTGAGTGCGGGTGCGTCCGGCGTGAGTATTTGGGCAACGAAGAAGCGCGAAGCGAAAACAGGATCGAAGGGCTGGGGCAACCCGGCCCTTTTTGCTGCGTGCCAAGCGGGCGGCGTGGCGGGCATGGCACAGAGGAGCACGAAATGGTGATGCAATTCTTTCGCCGGGGCGGCGGCGCGGCGGTGGTGCCCGAGCAGAAGGCCTCGGCCACCGGGCGGGTGATTTCGCTGGCGGCGGGCACGGCGCGGGGGGGGGCCGTCTGGTCGCCCCGGGATGTGGGTAGCCTGACGCGGTTGGGCTTTACCGGAAACCCGATCGGGTTTCGCTGTGTGAAGCTGATTGCCGAGGCCGCGGCGGCGCTGCCGCTGGTGTGCCAGGATGCCGAGCGCCGATACGAGGTGCATCCCGTGATCGAGCTGATGCGCCGTCCGAACCCGGGGCAGGGGCGCGCCGAACTGCTGGAAGCGCTTTTCGGGCAGATCCTGCTAACCGGAAACGGCTATCTTGAGGCGGTGGCGACTGAGGCGGGGTTGCCGCGCGAACTGCATGTGCTGAGGGCGGATCGCATGACCATCGTGCCCGGCGCGGATGGCTGGCCGGAGGCCTATGACTACACCGTGGGCGGGCGCAAGCACCGGTTCGATATGCGCGGCCACCCCGACCCGATCTGCCACATCAAGGCATTTCATCCGCACGATGACCATTACGGGCTTTCGCCCATGCAAGCGGCGGCGACCGCGGTGGATGTGCATAATGCGGCGTCAAGCTGGTCTAAAGCGCTTCTGGACAACGCCGCGCGGCCCTCGGGGGCGATCATCTACAAGGGCGCGGATGGGCAGGGCGCGTTGAGCCCCGATCAGTATGACCGGCTGGTGAGCGAGATGGAGATGCACCACCAGGGCGCGCGCAATGCCGGGCGGCCGATGCTGCTGGAGGGGGGGCTGGATTGGAAACCGATGGGGTTCAGCCCCTCGGACATGGAGTTTCATGCCACCAAGCAGGCCGCCGCGCGCGAGATTGCGGTGGCCTTCGGGGTGCCGCCGATGCTGCTGGGGATACCGGGCGATGCCACCTATGCCAATTATCAGGAGGCGCACCGGGCGTTTTACCGGCTGACCGTGCTGCCGCTGGCGACGCGGGTTTCGGCGGCGGTGGCCTATTGGCTTTCGGGGCATCTGGGGGCCGGCGTCGAGTTGAAGCCAGATCTCGACCAGATCCCCGCGCTTTCGGCCGAGCGCGACCAGCAATGGGCGCGGGTGGGGGCTGCGACATTCCTGACCGACGGCGAAAAGCGCGCTTTGCTGGGGCTGCCGCCGCTGGCGGAGGCGTGAGGCATGAACGAGGGCGGCTCGCGCTATCTCAAGGCGCCGTTCGAAGTGCACGAGCAGCGCTTTGAGGCCACCGAGCGGATCATGGAGTTGCAGTTCGGGCAGGTGGAAAAGCGGCTGGAGCGGATCGAGCAGATGATCGGGGGCCTCGAAAAGCGGCTCTGGATGACGGTTTACGGCGTGGTGGCCGTGATCCTGACGCAGGCGGTGCAGGGGCTTCTCTCATGGGCGCCGAATTAGGGATTATTGCATGATGACAGATGATTGCGGTCTGGAGTTGAAGTTCACCCGGCTGGGTGACGAGGTCTGCGTGACCGATGGCACGGTGATTGCGGGCTATGCGTCGCTGTTTGGCGTAACCGATCAGGGTGGCGATGTGGTGTTGCCGGGCGCCTATGGCGCGGGTCTGAAACGCCTTTCGGCACGCGGTGGAAGCGTCAAGATGCTTTGGCAGCATGACCCGGCGCAGCCGATCGGCGTGTGGGACGAGATCCGCGAGGATGAACGCGGACTTTGGGTCAAGGGCCGCTTGCTGCCCGAGATCGAAAGGGCGCGCGAGGCGGCGGCGCTGATTGGGGCGGGAGCGATTGACGGGCTGTCGATCGGCTATCGCACGGTTGCCGCCGAAAAAAACGCAAAAGGCCAACGGCTGCTTGCGGAACTGGAGCTTTGGGAAGTGTCGGTGGTGACCTTTCCGATGCTTGCTCAGGCGCGGGTTGGGGCCAAAGGCGATGCGCCCGAGGTGACCGAGCTGCGCGAATTGGCCGCGGCGCTTGCCGACGCAGCCCGGATGCTGGCGGACCGCTAATCGGTGCCGCCCCCCCTTAACCCTAGCAAACAGGTGGAGTGACGATGAAGACCGAGAGCAAGGCTCGGGCCGCAGCGGGTATGCCCGACGGCCCGGAACCGGTGGCAGAGGTGAAAACCGCGCTGGCCGGGTTTCTGAACGAGATCAAAGGCTTTCAGGACGAAGTGAAGACCAGGCTGCAACAACAGGAAGAGCGACTGAGCATGTTGAACGCAAAGACCATGAGCACCGGGCGACCCGCCCTTTCCGCCGCCGCGCACGACGAGGCGCCGCACCAGAAAGCCTTTGCCGCCTATCTGCGGTCGGGCGACGATGACGGCCTGCGCGGTCTTGTGCCGGAGGGCAAGGCGCTCAATACGCAGGTGTCGGCCGAGGGTGGCTATCTGGTGGACCCGCAGACCTCGGAGGCGATCCGCGGTGTGCTGAAAGCTACCGCCTCAATCCGCCAGATCGCCAATGTGGTGAATGTCGAGGCCACTACCTATGACGTGCTGGTGGACCATAGCGAGATGGGGTCGGGCTGGGCCTCGGAAACCGCGACGCTGACCGAAACCGGCACGCCGCAAATCGACCGCATCAGCATTCCGCTGCACGAGCTTTCGGCCATGCCGAAAGCAAGCCAGCGGCTGCTGGATGACAGCGCCTTCGACATTGAAGGCTGGCTGGCGCAGCGCATTGCCGACAAGTTTGCCCGTGCCGAGGCGGCGGCCTTTGTGGCCGGTGACGGCGTGGACAAGCCCAAGGGCTTTCTGACCCATTCCAAGGTGGACAATGAAATCTGGGAATGGGGCAGCCTGGGCTATGTGGCCACCGGCAACAACGGCGATTTTGCCACCACCAATGCGTCGGATGCGATCGTGGACCTCGTCTATGCGCTTGATGCCGAATACCGGGCCAACGGCGCCTTCGTGATGAATTCGAAAACCGCCGGCGCGGTGCGCAAGATGAAGGATGCCGATGGCCGCTTTTTGTGGAGCGACAGCTTGCAGGCGAGTGAGCCGGCGCGGCTGATGGGCTATCCGGTACTGATTGCCGAAGACATGCCCGACATCGCGGCGGGCACCTATGCGCTGGCGTTCGGAGATTTCAAATACGGCTACACGGTTGCCGAGCGCCCCGATCTGCGGGTGCTGCGTGACCCGTTTTCGGCCAAGCCGCATGTACTGTTCTACGCTTCGAAACGCGTAGGCGGCGACGTGAGCGACTTTGCCGCGATCAAGCTGCTGAAGTTCGCCGTGTCGTAATGACGCGTGCGGGGGGCGGGAAACCGTTCCCTTTTCGGGCGCGGGTCAGAGGCCCGCTGTTGCCTAGCTGCTCCCACCGTCCGAGCGACGGCGGGGTGGCCCGCGCCCGTTTTCTGCCCCAGGGCACCAATTTGTGGAGATTACCCATGATGCTGATCGAAGAAACGGCGGTGCCCGCCGGGGCCCTGCCGATCGCAGAGTTTCGCGACCATTTGCGGCTGGGCACCGGTTTTGCCGATGTAGGCGCGGCCGATACGGCGCTGGAGGCCTATCTGCGCGCGGCACTGGCGGCTATCGAAGCGCGAACCGCAAAGGTGCTGCTGGCGCGTGATTTTCTGCTGACGCTTGAGGATTGGCGCAGCACTCAAGCGCAGCCGTTGCCGGTGGCGCCGGTGAGCGCGATCGGCGCGGTGCGGCTGCGCGATGCGGTGGGGGCAATGCAGGTGGTGGACCCGGCGCGCTATCGGCTGGTGCGCGACATCAGCCGCCCGCGGGTGCAAGGCGCTGGGAGCAGCCTTCCGAGGGTGCCCTATGATGGCGCGGTCGAGATCGCCTTTACAGCTGGGTTCGGGCCGGACTGGGGCAGCCTGCCGGTCGATCTGGCGCAGGCGGTATTCCTGCTTGCAGCGCAATACTACGAGTTGCGCCACGAGGGCATCGGCGAGGTGCAGGCAATTCCGTTCGGGGTGATGGCGCTGATTGAGCCGTGGCGCACGGTGCGCGTGCTCGGGGGGCGGCCATGAGGGCGCCGCGGCTGAACCGCGCGTTGGTGCTGGAGGCCGCCGAGAGGGTGGCCGATGGCGCGGGCGGTCATGTGCTGAGTTGGGTGGCGCTGGGCACGCTTTGGGCCGAGGTTAAGCCCGGCAGCGGGCGCGAGCGCGCGGGCGAGTTCGTGACCCTTTCCACGGTGCCTTACCGCATCACGGTGCGGGCGTCTGCACAAGACAGCGCCAGCCGCCCGCGCCCCGAACAGCGCCTGCGCGATGGCGCAAGGGTATTTCGCATTGCGGCGGTGAGCGAGGCGGATGCGGCGGGGCTTTACCTGACCTGCTTTGCGCATGAGGAGGTGGTGGCATGAGTTACGCGGCATCAGCGGCCTTGCAGGCGGCGGTCTATCAGCGGCTGCGCGCCTCGGATGCGCTCGATGTGCTGGTGGGCGATGCGATTTACGACGCGGTTCCGCCGGGCACGGTGACGGGCACCTTTGTGAGCCTTGGGCCGGAAGACACCCGCGATGCCTCGGACGCCACCGGCGATGGAGCGGAGCACGATTTCGTGGTTTCGGTCGTTACCGATGCCGCCGGCTTCCAGACCGCCAAGGCGGTGGCCGGGGCGGTTTCGGATGCGCTGGTGGATGCGGCGCTGGTGCTGGCACGCGGGCGGCTGGTGGGCCTGTGGTTCCTGCGGGCCCGTGCGCGGCGCGTGGACGCCGGTGAGACGCGGCGGATCGACTTGACATTCCGGGCGCGGGTCGAGGCCTGACGCACAATTCTGGCCGACATGCCGGCGCGACCGGCGGGCCTTTGCTTCATCAATCGGAGAACGACCATGGCGGCACAGAACGGCAAAGACCTGTTGGTCAAGCTCGACCTTACGGGAAGTGGGCAGTTCGAGACCATCGCGGGGCTGCGTGCCACGCGGATCAGCTTTAACGCGGAAACGGTGGATGTAACGAGCCTGGAAAGCCAGGGCGGTTGGCGCGAATTGCTGGCGGGCGCGGGGGTAAAATCGGCAGCGATTTCGGGGTCGGGCGTGTTCAAGGATGCGGCTACCGACGAGCGCGCGCGGCAGATCTTTTTCGACGGCGAAGTGCCGGAGTTTCAGGTGATCATTCCGGCGTTTGGCATCGTGCAGGGGCCGTTCATGATTACCTCGGTCGAATACGCGGGAAGCCATAACGGCGAGGCGACCTACGAGGTGAGCATGGCCTCGGCGGGTGTGCTGAGCTTTACGGCGCTGTGATGGCAAACCCCTGGGCGGGCGAGGTGGCGGTGTGGCTGAACGGGCGGCGTCATGCGGCAAAGCTGACGCTGGGGGCGCTGGCCGAGCTGGAGGCGGCGCTGGCGGCGGGCAGTCTGATCGAGCTGGTAGAGCGGTTCGAGGCGGGGCGGTTTTCAACCCGCGACGTGCTAGCGCTGCTGGTCGCAGGCTTGCGCGGTGGCGGCTGGCAGGGTGAGGCCGACGATTTGCGCACGGTCGAAATCGGCGGCGGGCCGGTAGAAGCGGCGCGGGTGGCGGCGGAATTGCTGGCGCGCGCCTTCGCGGTGCCGGGTGCGAAATGAGCGGGCTCGACTGGCCGGGGCTGATGCGGGCCGGGATGCGGGGCCTTGGCCTGTGCCCAGACGAGTTCTGGCGGCTGACCCCGGCGGAGTTGGCGCTGATGCTTGGTGAAGCGGCGGGCAGCCCGCCGCTGACCCGCGCACGGTTATACGAACTGGCGGCAGAATGGCCGGATCAGGCGAAAGGATCGGACAATGATCGAGGTGGACGGGCTTGACGGGCTTGGCCAGCAAGCGGCCGCGTTGGAGCGCAGTCTGGGCGGCGCCGAGGCGATGGCGGCGGCCTTCAACGCCGAATTGGGCCGCATGCAGCAAAGCATGACCTTTACCAGCCGCGAGGTGGGGGCGCTGAGCACCAGCATCGGGCGTGGGCTGCGCAAGGCCTTCGACGGGCTCATTTTTGACGGCATGAAGCTGTCGGACGCACTGCGAGAGGTGGCGCGCAGCATGTCTGACAGTGTTTACGCTGCGGCGATAAAACCGGTGCAGAACGCGATCGGCGGGGCGATTGCCAACGGCATGAACGGCTTGCTGAGCGGAATGTTTCCGTTCGCGCAAGGTGGCGCGTTTACCCAAGGGCGGGTGTTGCCTTTTGCACGAGGTGGCGTGGTCGCATCGCCCACATCGTTCGCGATGCGCGGCGGGCGCGGGCTGATGGGTGAAGCCGGGCCTGAGGCGATCATGCCACTGGCGCGCGGTGCGGACGGGCGGCTGGGCGTGCAGGCGGCGGGCGGCGGACGGGCGGTGAATGTGGTGATGAACATCTCGACGCCCGACGCTGCAGGGTTTGCCCGTAGCCAAAGCCAGATCGCCGCACAGCTTAGCCGCGCGCTGGCGCGTGGCGAGCGTAACCGCTGAGGAGCGCGAGATGGCATTTCACGAAATACGATTTCCTGCCAACCTGAGTTTCGGCTCGGTCGGTGGGCCGGAGCGGCGCACCGAAATCGTGGCGCTGGCAAATGGCTTTGAGGAGCGCAACACGCCTTGGGCGCATTCGCGGCGACATTACGATGCGGGCGTGGGCCTGCGCAGCCTTGATGATGTCGAGGCACTGCTGGCATTTTTCGAGGCGCGGCAAGGACAGTTGCACGGGTTTCGCTGGAAGGACTGGGCCGATTTCAAGTCGTGCCCTTCGTCGCGCACGGTTGCCTATGACGACCAGCAGATTGGGGCGGGCAACGGGATACGCACCCAGTATCAGTTGCAAAAAACCTACCTTTCGGGCGGCGTCAGCTACACACGGCCGATTACCAAGCCGGTGTCTGGAACGGTAAAGGTGGGGGTGCAGGGGCACCATCAGGCCGAGGCGGTCGATTTTGCGGTCGATCTGCAGTCGGGTGTCATCACTTTCGAAACCGCGCCTCCGGTGGGTGCACAGGTGACAGCGGGCTTCGAGTTCGATGTGCCAGTGCGATTTGACACCGACCGAATTCTGGTTTCGGTGGCATCGTTTCAGGCTGGTGATCTGCCGCAAGTTCCGGTGGTGGAGGTTCGTGTCTGATGGCATTTCCGCAAGAACTGAAGATGCATCTGGCAACGGGCGCGACCACGATCTGCCGGGCCTGGGCGGTGACACGGAGCGACGGCGTGGTGTTGGGTTTTACAGATCATGACGTCGCCTTGGGCTTTGATGGCATCGTGTTCCAGCCGGACAGCGGCATGACGGCAAAGGCGCTTTCGCAAGGCACGGGGCTTGCGGTCGACAACACCGAGGTGGTGGGCGCGCTTTCGTCGGAGGCGATCCGCGAGGGCGATATCATGGCGGGGCGCTATGATGGTGCCGAAGTGCGGGTCTGGCAGGTGAACTGGGCCGAGGTCAGCCAGCGGGTGCTGCTGTTTTGTGGGCATCTGGGTGAGATCACGCGCGGAGAGGGGGCCTTTAGCGCCGAGTTGCGCGGGTTGACCGAAGCCTTGGCCAGTGCGGCGGGCACCATCTTTCAGGCGGGCTGCGGGGCGGTTCTGGGCGATGCGCGATGCGGTGTCGATCTCACGGCGCCTGGGTATTTCGTGGAACTTGCAGCTGAGCAGGTCGACGAGGCGCGGGTCTTTGGATTTGCAGACCTTGGCAATTTCGCCGACCGCTGGTTTGAGAAGGGGCGATTGCGCGTACTGACCGGTGCCGCCGCTGGGCTGAAAGGGGTGGTGAAAAACGACCGGCTGTTTGGATCGGGGGCGCGGCGTGTAGAGCTTTGGCAGGGGCTGCGGGCAGAGATTGCCACGGGCGATATGATCCGGCTTGAGGCGGGTTGCGACCGGCGGCTGGAGACCTGCCGGCTGAAGTTTGCCAATGTGCGGAACTTCCGGGGGTTTCCGCATATTCCGGGCGAGGACTGGCTGAGCGCCTATCCGTTGCGCGCAGGTGTTAACGACGGCGGGAGCATGTGGCGATGACGGGCGCGCGCGTAGTTGCCGTGGCACGGGAATGGATCGGCACCGCGTACTGCCACCAGCAATCGACCAAGGGCGCAGGGAGCGACTGTCTGGGTCTGTTGCGGGGGGTGTGGCGCGAGGTTCGTGGCGCCGAACCGGAGAGCGTGCCGCCCTATAGCCCCGACTGGTCGGAGGCCGCACACGCCGAGCGACTTTGGGGCGCGATGGCGCGGCATCTGCTTGTGGTGCCTGCCTGTGCGCCACTGCAACCCGGCGATGTGATACTGTTCCGGATGCGCGCGGGGGCGGTGGCCAAACACCTGGGGATCGTCGGTGAGGCGGGTGCCGCGCCCACTTTCATTCACGCCTACACGGGCCATGGGGTGGTCGAAAGCCCGCTTTCCTTGCCCTGGCAGCGCCGGATTGCGGCACGGTTTCGATTTCCTGAAGGAGCGACGTGATGGCGACCATATTGCTTGCCGCGGCGGGTGCTGCGGTTGGGGCAGGTTTCGGCGGCACGCTGCTCGGCCTGTCGGGTGCGGTCATTGGCCGCGCTGTTGGCGCGACCCTTGGGCGGGTAATCGACCAGCGACTGTTGGGGCAGGGTTCGGCGGCGGTTGAGGTTGGCCGGGTTGATCGTTTTCGCATTACCGGCGCCTCGGAAGGGGCGGCGGTGGGACGCGTCTGGGGGCGGATGCGGCTGCCTGGGCAGGTCATCTGGGCGACGCGCTTTGCCGAAACCGCGACACGCAGCGGCGGCAAGGGTGCGCCGCGCCCCGCAACGACGCACTACAGCTATTCAATCAGCCTCGCGATTGCGATTTGCGAGGGAGAGATTACGCGTATTGGCCGGGTCTGGGCGGATGGTGCCGAGGTTTCGACCGAAAAGCTGAACATGCGCGTCTATACCGGCACGCAGACCCAGCAGGCAGACCCGAAGATCGAGGCGGTGGAAGGCGCGGGCGTGGTGCCCGCTTACCGTGGCATTGCCTATGTGGTTTTTGAAGACCTGCCCTTGGCAGAGTTTGGCAACCGTGTGCCGCAGTTCAACTTTGAGGTCATGCGCCCGGCACAGGGGCCGATGATTGACGCGGTGCCCGATCTTGCGCGCGGCGTGCGGGCGGTGGCCATGATACCGGGCACGGGCGAATATGCGCTTGCAACGACACGCGTGCATTTTGACCACGGATTGGGCGAGAACGTTTCGGCGAATGTGCACTCGCCTGCGGGCGAAACCGACTTCAGCGTATCGCTCCGCCGCCTCGACGAAGAGTTGCCGAATTGCGGCTCGGTCTCGCTGGTGGTTTCCTGGTTCGGAAATGACCTGCGTGCAGGTGCGTGCAGCCTGCGGCCAAAGGTGGAGAGCCGCGATCTTGACGGGGTTGGCATGCCTTGGCTGGTGTCGGGGGTCACGCGCGCGCAAGCCGACGAGGTGGCGCGCCAGGCAGGCCGCCCGGTTTATGGGGGCACGCCTGCGGACGCTTCTGTGGTTGAGGCGATACGGGCCTTGCGCGATGCCGGAAAGTCGGTCGTGTTCTACCCGTTCATCCTGATGGAACAGCTTGCGGGGAATGGCTTGCCCGACCCGTGGGGTGGCGCGGAACAAGCGCGGCTGCCCTGGCGCGGGCGCATGACACTTTCGATTGCGCCGGGTCTGGAAGGTTCGCCGGATGGCTCTGCTGCGGCAGACGCCGAGATTGCCGCTTTCTTTGGCACTGCGTCGGCGGCGGATTTCTCGATCTCTTCGGGGCAAGTGGTTTACATTGGCCCGGCGGAATGGTCGCTGAGGCGCTTTGTTCTGCATTACGCCGCACTCTGCCAGCTTGCTGGCGGTGTGGACGCGTTCTGTATTGGGTCGGAACTGGTAGGCCTGACCCGGGCGCGCGGCATTGGTGGCGTGTTTCCGGCGGTGGGGGCGCTGAGAGCTCTTGCGGGCGAGGTGCGCGCGATTCTCGGGGCCGCATGCAAGATCGGCTATGCAGCCGATTGGAGCGAATACTTCGGCTACCATCCCGGCGATGGCGACGTGTATTTCAACCTCGATCCGCTTTGGGCGGACGCCAACATCGATTTTATCGGCATCGACAACTACATGCCGCTGTCGGATTGGCGTTCAGGGGATGACCATGCAGATGCGGCGTGGGGCGCAATCTACAACCTCGACTATCTCAAGGCGAATATCGCCGGGGGCGAAGGGTACGACTGGTACTATGCGGCGCCCGAGCACCGCGAGGTGCAGGAGCGCACGCCCATTACCGATGGTGCACATGACGAGCCCTGGGTCTGGCGCGTCAAAGACCTTCAGGGTTGGTGGCAAAACATGCACCACGAGCGGGTCGCGGGAGCGCGCCAAGGTGCGCCGACCGCATGGGTGCCGCAATCGAAGCCGATCTGGTTTACCGAAATCGGCTGTGCTGCGGTGGACAAGGGCACCAATCAGCCGAACAAGTTTCTTGATCCCAAAAGCTCGGAATCTGCGCTGCCGCATTTTTCTGACGGGCGGCGCGACGAGCTGATCCAGATGCAATATCTGCGCGCGATGACCGATTTCTGGAATGACCCCGTCAATAACCCGGTATCGGAACTCTATGCGGGGGCGATGGTCGATATTACCCGCGCCCACGTCTGGGCATGGGATGCGCGCCCATTTCCGCAATTTCCTGCCCGGAGCGAGATCTGGGCGGATGGCGCCAACTACGCGCGCGGTCACTGGATTTCAGGGCGGGTCTCGGCGCAGCCGCTGGCGAGCGTTGTGGCGGAGATTTGCGCGCAGCATGGGCTGCGGGATTTTGACGTTTCCGCGCTCTATGGCGTCGTTCGTGGATACGTCGCGGCGGGTGGCGAGAGTGGTCGCGCGGCCTTGCAGCCCTTGATGCTGGCCTACGGTTTCGAGGCCGTCGAACGTGAAGGCAAGATTGTGTTCCGGATGCGCGACGGAGCGGTGTGCGAACGTCTGAGTGCCGATGCGCTGGCGCTGGGTGAGGGCGCGCGTGTTCTTGCCAGCCGCGCACCAGAAGCGGAGACGGCGGGGCGCGTGCGGCTGAATTATGTCGAAGCCGAGGGCGATTATGAAACGCGCGCGGTCGAGGCAATCTTTGCGGACGAAGCGGGGGGGGATGCGGCGCAAAGCGAAATCTCGATTGCGCTGACCCGCTCGGAGGGGCAGCGAACGGTTGAGCGCTGGCTTGCCGAAGCGCGGATCGCAAGGGACAGCGCGCGTTTTGCGCTGCCGCCCTCAAGGGGCGATATCGGCCCCGGCGACGTTGTGGAAATTGAGACCGCTGAAATTGCCGGGCGCTTCCGCGTAGATAGGGTAGAGCATGCGGGCGCGATAGAAGTGGCGGCGACGCGGGTTGAAGCAGCGGTCTATACGCCTTCCGACGAGGCGGAGGGCACGATTGTGCCGCGTGCTTTCGCGGCGCCGGTACCGGTAATGCCGGTATTCATGGATTTGCCGCTGATGCGCGGCAACGAGGTGGCACATGCCCCGCATCTGGCGGTGGCGGCCCGGCCCTGGCCGGGGTTGGTGGCGGTCTACTCAGCGCTGGGCGACGACGACTACGCGCTTGATCGCACGATTGAGGCTGCCGCCATGATCGGCACCACGTTGGGGCCGCTTTTTGCGGCACGGGCGGGGGTGCCGGACCTCGGTCCGCCGCTACGGCTGCGCCTGTCAGGGGGCGCGCTCGAGTCGGTTTCGCGCGCGCGTTTGATGGATGGCGCCAACCTTCTGGCGATCGGAGATGGCAGCTCTGAGAACTGGGAGCTTTTTCAGTTTGCCCGCGCTGAACTGGTCGAACCCGGCATCTGGGAGATCAGCGAGCGGTTGCGGGGGCAGGCGGGAAGCGATGCCATCATGCCTGAAACTTGGCCCGAAGGCAGTACGGTGGTGGTGATGAACGGCGCCCCCGGACAGCTCGATATGGCTTTGAGCGCGCGAGGTCTGGCGCGGCATTACCGGATCGGGTCGGCCGCACTGGGCTATGATGACCCCTCGTTCGTGCACCGGATTGAGGCCTTCGGCGGCATCGGCCTGCGGCCCTATTCCCCCTGTCACCTTCGGATTAGGCAGGTCGGTGGTGATGCGTTTGTCACATGGATCCGAAGGTCGCGAATTGATGGCGATAGCTGGGCCGGGATGGAAGTGCCTTTGGGCGAAGCCTTGGAAGCCTATATCGTGCGGGTTGTCGAAAATGGGGCGATCCGGCGCGAGGCCATCACCGAGGCGCCGGCTTGGGCCTACAGCGCAGCGATGCGTGCGGCGGACGGAATAACCGGCGCCTGCGAGATTCACGTTGCACAACTTTCCGACACTTTTGGTGCCGGACCTTTCGCAAGGATCGAAATCAATGACTGA